CGGCGACATCATCGACAGGCAGATGCTCGCCTCCTACCAGCACATGCCCGTCATGTGGCAGTCGATCGCCAAGCGCGGCCGAGTGCGGGACTTCCGGACCGTCGACCGGTTCGCCGTCAACGGGGGCGAGGCGGTCCTGTCCGAGGTGAAGGAAGCCGCGGAGTACCCGGCAGCGTCCGTGTCGGACGCCCGCTACCAGTACCAGGTGAAGAAGTACGGCAAGCGGCTGCCGTACACGTGGGAGTCGTTCGTCAACGACGACCTCGACGCTCTGCGGGACATGCCGCAGCGGCTCGCGAACTCGGCGCGTTTCTCCGAGGAGCGGTTCGTCACCGACCTGTTCGCCGGGACGACCGGCCCCGACGGCACGTTCTTCGCCGGCGGCAACAACAACGTCGTCACCGCCAACCCGGCCCTGTCGGTCGGCGGCCTGACGACGGCGTTCAACGTGCTCGCCGCTCAGGTCGACTCCGACGGCAACCCGATCTACACGGGCAACGTGGTCCTGATGGTGCCGCCCGCCCTGGAGATCACCGCGATGAACATCATCAACGCCACCGAGATCCTCGCGGCGGACGGCGGCGGCGACGGCACCGGCAGCAACCAACTCCGCGTCTCGAACTGGCTGACCAACCGGGTGAAGGTCGCGGTCAACCCGTGGCTGCCGATCGTGTCGAACGCCAGCCACGGCAACACCTCCTGGTACCTGTTCGCCGACCCGAACGTGGGCCGCCCCGCCATGGAGGTCGGTTTCCTGTCCGGCCACGAGGCGCCGGAGCTGTTCATGAAGTCGCCGAACGCCACCCGCGTGGGCGGCGGCCCGGTCGACCCGATGGACGGCGACTTCGACACCGACTCGATCGACGTCAAGGTCAGGCACGTCTTCGGCGGTGTCCTGCTCGACCCGAAGAGCGCCGTGGCGTCGTCGGGAGTTGGGAGCTAGGGCAGTTCGACCTTGCCGTGATGTAGCAGAGAGTGGCAGGAGCGACACAGCAGGACGAGGTTGTCTCCGCTGTGGTCGAACTTGCCGCCGTCGATGTGGTGAACAGCGTGAGTTCCGTGCCCGCGCTCTGCACCACAGATGCGGCACTTTTGCTCATCTCGGTGTGCGATCCGCCGCTTTACCGTCTCGGTGAAGCCCGGTGCGTATGGCTTCACGCTGCGCCCGCCCTGCCATCGCGGGTTTCCTGCGCCACGCATCATCTCTGCATGTGCGATGGCCTTCTTCGCCCACTCCTTTCCGTACTTCCGGACAAGGGTGGCGGAAAGAGCGGCTCTTGATTCAGGCGCCCAAGGCTTGCCCGGCAAGCCGCGCTTTTCACCCTGGATTGCGTTCGCTGCACAAGACAATGAGCAGAAGCGGTAACGCGATGCTCCGGATGGCAACAGCGACATCACCTTCCCGCAGTGGGCGCACGGCTTGGCGATCCGATCGGCTCGTGGTCGCCTCGGGGCGCCGCCAGCGCAGATGCGAGAGCAATAGGTGTTCGGCTGCAAGGTCGCAGGAGTGCGCCAAACGGGCGTGCCGCACGCCCGACAGGGGACCACCCGCCCCTTCCTGAGCTTCAGGTTGGGGACGGACCTTCCAACGTTGGCGCACGTGCGACTGCAGTAGCTCTGGCCGTACTTGGCGAGCTGAGACGGCTTGCGCGTGAAGGTCTGCGCACACGTGGCGCAGGTCGCTTGGCGCACGCCCTCTGTCCCGAAGTGCTTGACCCTGTTCCGACTCCTGAGCGTGCTCAGGCATTCCTTGGAACAGGTGATGGCGCTGTTCTGCTTGGCCCTACTCGCTTTCACCGTGAATTCGGTACGGCAGGTAGCGCAGGCCACAAGCACCTGATTCTTCTTCGGAGGCATTCAACAATTATGCCACCAAAGACATGACGAATGGGCGGGTTTCCATCAATGGCAAATAGTTATGAGTAACGTGAGTCTTCCGCCGCCGATCAACGGCACGGAGGCGTACCTGGCCGCGCTGCTCGACCGACTGGGGGAGGTGCTCGACCGGATGCCCGAACGGCCCTCCACACCCGACCCGGAGCCGGGCAAGCCGCAGACGGTTGAACTGCGAGAGCCCGCCAGCAAGCCGGATCAGCCTGAAGCAGGGCCGCAAGGCGAACCGATCCTGGAGCCTGCCCCGCCCGCTCCATCCCGCACCTCGCGTAAGCGACAGACCAAGAAGGGCGGCCCCTGATGGGCACCACCGCCAAGGGCGTGGCCGGCGGCCTCGCCACACTCAACGCCTCGGGCCGCGTCCCGGCCTCGCAGGTGATGCTGACCGCGACGGCGACGCTGGACTTCGCGTCCATCGCCGCTGGCGCGGTCGGCACCCTGACCGCGACCGTGACCGGCGCCGCGACCGGTGATTTCGCGATCGCGGCGCCGCCCGGGAACCTGACCGCTGGGCTCGTGCACAGCGCGTTCGTGTCCGCGGCCAACACGGTCACCATCCGGATCGTCAACGGCACCGCCGGCGCGATCGACCCGGCGTCTGCCACCTGGGGCGTCACCGTCCTGAAGGCGTAGCCGTGGCGATCGACTACTCGACGGATGTCGGCAGGGTACGCCTGCTGGTGCCGGACACGGACCTGGACAACGCCCTGCTCGACGATCCGCAGGTCGAAGCGCTCCTCGACATGGAGGGCTCCGTCAAGCTGGCCGCCGCGGCGGCGCTGGAGGTGATCGCCTCGTCGGAGGCGCTCGTCTCCAAGGTCATCAAGACGCAGGACATCAGCACGGACGGGCCCAAGGTCGCCGCCGAGTTGCGGGCCCGCGCCTCGTCGCTCCGCCAGCAGGTCGACGACGGCGTCGGCGACGACAACGTCGGGCTGGCGATCGTCGACTTCGATCCGCATCTCGGCTACCGCGGCTACACGTCCTGCTAGGGGGTGGCATGCCTCTCGCAGGTCACACCCCGTTTCCGGCCCGATGGTCTGCGCATCACCGGCCGGTCGCGACCGGCACGATGACGGCCACCTGCTCCATCACCCGGGCCGGGGCCGGCGAAGGGACGATCGACGAGGACGGCGTCTGGCACCCGCCGGAGTCGTCCACGATCTACACCGGCGCATGCCGGGTCACCCCGCAACCGGCAGACGCCCGCTACGTCGTCTCCGGCGACCAGCGGGTCACCGTCCGCGGCTACGAGGTTGCCGTGGAGTGGGATGTGGCCGAGGTGCGCGAGGGCGACACCGTCACCGTGCTCACCGCGGCCGATCCCCGCCTGGCCAGCATGCAACTGCGGGTCATCGACGTCCGGATGGCGTCCGAGCAGTGGGAACGCGTCCTCGTCGCTCTGCAAGACCTCACGGACCTGGAGGAGTGATGGGCTGGGACACCTCCGACCTGGACAAGCTCATCACGGACTTCGGCCAAGCGGAGCCGAAGACCGAAGCTGTCACGAAGGTCGTCGTCAAGAAGATCGGCTTCGACACGGTAACCAGAGCGCAAGCCGTGGTGGCCGTCGACACCGGCAACCTGAAGAACACCATCGGCGTGGACCCGATCGACGACTGGATGGGCTTCGAGGCAGGCCCGACCGCCAATTACGGGGCACACATCGAGTACGGGACCGAACCGCACGAGATCAAGGCCAGCAGCGCTGGCGCTCTCTACTGGGAGGGCGCTGAGCACCCCGTGCGCAGCGTGCAACATCCCGGCACGGACCCGCAACCGTACATGCGGCCCGCGTTCGACAAGGCCACCGAGCCGCTCGACAAGGTGATGGCGCAGGTCGCGAAGAAGGCGATCACGTGACCATTTCCATCGCGCCGACAACCCCGCACACCGACGCTGTCGTGGCCGCTATCGCGGCCATCCCGATGCTGGCCGGCCGAGGTCGGAAACCGGACGGCGCTGGCTGGCAGGGCAACCCCGGCACGTCGAACTACGTCCGGTACGCGGTCGTGTACCCGTTCGGTCCGGAACCCGACGGCAGCGTCGCCGAACCGCTGGAGTACCTCAACTACCAGGCGCAGATCAACGTGTTCGGCGCCACCGAGAACCAGGCGGAGGACGCCGCCGACGACGTCCGGGCAGCTCTGATCGGCCGCCGCCTCACCGTGGCGGGCCGATCCACGTACCGCGTCCAGACACCCGGCGGGCCGCCGATCCGGCGCGATGAGTCGGTGACGCCGCCCGTCTACCTGGCCGTCGTCGAGATCGCGTTCCGCTCACAGCCCGCCTGATCCCCACTTCTTCGTAGCCCGCCACCCCTGGTGACCGGGCTCTTTCGCATGCCCTGAAGGAGAGCCCGCATGGCTACCCGCACAGCTCAGGCGGTCACAGTGGCCGGCGTCACGCCGACCTACCACGCCGCGACCGCCACCACCGGGGACAAGGTCCTCGCTAACTCCCGGACGTTCATCCACGTCAAGAACGGCTCCGGCGGCTCCATCACCTGCACCATCTCCGGCGCTGGCCAGACCCCCTACCTGGTGGACAACCCGGACAAGGCGTACACGATCGGCACCGGCGCCGAGATGTGGATCCCGATGCTGCCGGAGTTCGGCGACCCGGGCGACGGCCGGCTGGTCACCTTCATCTGCAGCTCGGTGACGAGCGTGACGTTCGCGGCGGTGCGGATCTGATGGCCCGCCCGACTCTCCGCGTCCGCTCCAAGACCACCGGCGAGACGGCGCTGATCTCACCGGTCGCGCTACGCCACTTCCCGGACTACGAGCCGGTCGATCACACCCCGGCAGGGCCTGCCGCCTCCACCCCGCCCGAGCAGCCGGAAACCCCGAAGCCCACCACGCGCCGCGCCGCGGCCAAGAACGACGAGGAGTAGGCCATGGCTGGCGCCGACCTTCTGGGCGATGGCAACGTCAAGGTGACGTTCGCCCTGACTATCGCCAACATCTCCGCCCCGACCGCTGCCGAGTGCAACGCGGGCGTGGACTTGCAGGAGTACATCACCAAGGACGGGCTCGGCATCTCGCCGGAGCAGGCTGCGGTGGACAACACCGCGCTCGCCTCCAGGGATGAGACCGAAGACGCCGGAAGCGTCAAATACAGCATCGAGCTGACGGTCAAGCGCAAGGAGACCGAGGTCGACGACATCGGCTGGGACACCCTCGTGGACCGGCAGCTCGGCTACCTGGTGGTGCGCCGCAACATGGCGCATGAAACCTCGTACGCCGCCGGCCAGCGCGTGGAGGTGTACCCGGTCAGGTGCGGCCGGCCGAACATGCAGCCCCCCGAGTTGAACGCGGCCCAGCGGTTCGTGTCCAAGCTGTTCAACCACACCACGGCTGACGCTGACGCGACGGTGGCCGCCTGATGCAGTCGATCGACGACATCCTCGGGCAGATCCGTCTGCCCGAGCGTGTCTACCCCCTGTGCATGCGCGCC